CCCTCGAACTATCACGCAAACGGGCATCACACCGCTTCTCAGCCTCCAAAAAAAACAGATCCAAATCAGACGCGGAATCAGCCCAAGACTTATGCAAAAAACGAGGAACAGGAATAGGTGAGCCACCATGCACAGCAAACCGACGCCACGAAGACACAAACCGACGCGCCGCACCGCCAATACCAGGACGACGGCTCATCAACACAAAGGGAGCCTGCCAATGATACAGCTCCCCAGTCTGCAAATCCAACCGCTCTCCACACTCTAAGCGCCAGCCAATTTTCTTAGCACAGTAGCCTGCCACATACGAAACAGCCGCGGGACTCACCGGATCGACCCTCGCGAATCCCGCACCCCAACATGACTGCACCGCAGACCAATCTTTGAGGCCAAACAAAATCGCGTGATAATGGGGTCGCGCCGTACGCTCCCCGTACTCGCCGGAAGCGAAGAACCGAACGCACTCCCCACGCGCCCGCAAGCGCTTGATAAAGCCCGACACGTCACGCTTGCACAGCGTGACCGGAAGATGCTCGTCATCGTAAGTGAGCGTACACCACGCAGACGACTCGTGCTCGCGCAGCTCCAGACAGCAGCGAAACGCCCACTCGCGAGCCCGCGACTTGCGGCACCCGAGACACCCACCGCAAGGAAGCCGAAGCAGAGACCCCCGATCGCCAAGCGGCTCCCGGAAGGAAACATGTCCCTCCGGGAGCCGCCACGCCTTCATGGGGTGAAAACACGGCACTAAAGGCGCCACCCACCGCGCAGCGGAGACGACAGATTCATCGAATGCGTCTTGCCAGCTCGACCATCGAACCGGCGCTTGCTACCGCTACGCCCCTCAGACCTACGATGCATACAAGCTCCCGGGAAAAAAGAGAAAAAAGGCTGTCACTAAACACATATATATCAAGTAGAATATATGTGTCAAGCCGCGACAGGCTTATCAGCCGTCGCCGGAACCTCAGCAGGCGTAAGCGCTGCCTCGCCCCGCTCAATCGCCGCTAAAAGCTCCTGCCAGCCTCCATAACGAGCTCTAGCAGCCTCAGGAACCTTCAGCCAAGCCGCCGATGCAATCTCGGCGGAGGCTAGCACAGACTGCAAATCCAGCCCGAAATCCTGCATGCCATACGACACAGGACGGGACTCAAACCCACCGGCGCTGAACCGCCGCAAAATCACATTCACGTCCGCATCGTCCGCGAACTCCTGACGCGTCCGGTCTTCACCGACCGGACACACCAGCGCCGAATCATCCGACCAACCCGCACGAACCTTGTCAGAGTCACCCTGACTACGAACCGACCTCATAAACGGCCTCCTACGGCCTAAAGGGAGTAAACAACCGTGCCGCTGCACCGGCACTATTCAACCAAAACCGCAGCTGCGGCGACAGCTCACCAAGCCTATTCTCCATCGCGGAAACATTCCGCGAACCAGACAGCCGATACTCAGCCTCCAAAGCATTAGCGGCCTTAAGCCGCGACTCAGCGGGCTGGTCGATATTCCGAATCTCGAGGCCACGCATCGTCTGCAACATCGTCGCACGAACAAGCTCCTGCTCCATCAACACCTTCGCGCCCTCAACCGAGTTACGCTCAGTCTGCGACTGCTTAAGCCGCAGATCAGCCAAATTCTGGTCTTTCGCAACCTCATTAGCCGTACGGGCATTCTCCAACGACTGCTGCAAAGCCTTCGCTTGCATCGCAGACGAAATACCCTTACCGACACTATCCTCGACCCTCGACAACGCGCCGGCCGGCGAAGAAGCCGGCCGGTCATACGCAAGCGCCGGATTCAATCCGGCCGCCTTATAATCGGCCACCGACCGCTGAGCAGACGTCGAGCTCATACGCTCCTGAAATTCCATCTGCTCACGAGCAAGCCGCTTATTCGTCTCGTTGGACGAGCGCTGCCCGAGGTACCCAGCAACACCCGCACCAGCGGAGAGCAAACCCGCAATCAACGCGGGAATCACTAGAACCGCCCGAGCAAGACGGGCGTCCCATACATCGGGATAGGCCGAACGGCCTCCCGATTGATCAAAAAGTCACCCAAAAACTGCTGGTTGACCGCCTCGCTACCAGCAGCGAGAACCCGCGACATAGGCGCGGTGTCTCGAATAAAAGCGCTGCCAAGCACCGGAAACCCCGTAAAGCGCTGGGCAAGATGCCACGGCTCAAGAGCCCCCGCGCTCACGGCACCCCCTCGAAACAACCCGCACACCTCGCTGACGCGAGTGCGGTACTCATGCCAGCGCTCCTGATACCCAAACACCGTATTGTCCTCAGTCGCGCCACCAGTCCAAAACAATTCCTTACGCAGGATGGCTTGCTCACCAAGCCCCGCAAGAGCGGGCCAGTAGAAGTCAAATCGCGTCGAGCGCGACCACATCCGCCATAATCCCTGCATGTACGAAAGCTCGGACTTGATACTCACCAAGCCGAGAATGTACCCATGCTCAGTCGCCGCATAACTGGCTCGATGACCGCCCGACGCAGTGCCCGCACCACCGAGCGCCCCTACCGGGACGCCAGCCGACGGAGCCGTCTGAGCAATCGGCGTCACCACCACAGGGGTGCTACCGCCCCCTATGTACTCCGGTCGCTGTTGCCTCGCATCAGGCGACACCACCCCAAAGTGACTACGGAGCAACTCCGTATACCTGGTACCCCCACGAGCGTCCCGCTCAAGCAACTGCTGAACCAGAAAGGCCTGACGAAGAACGTTAATCTGCACACCAGTCGTGGCCGACAGATCAGCGTACACGCCATCATTGGTATCCAGATAAATCTCGTCCGTCAGCCCCTGCCAGCCAGTCGCAAACACCCGGGCCGTACCCAAGTTCACATCGTTCACGTTCCATGGTCCAGTCCCGGGCCAGCCCGCAGACGAAGCGATGCCACGCACCGGCGCACTCGTCCCAATGGGAATACTCGGCGCCGTAAACTTCTGCGGCCACGGCAACGCCGATGTGAAATAATCATGGCTCTTAGCCCGAGGCCGCAGCGGATACTCCGCCTCACCCACCGTAGCGTCACCCGTACCGGTGTACGCAGCGGTATCCAAATTCTCGTCCCGGTACCACTCCTGCCAAATCAAGTTGTACGCACGAAACGGCAACGCATTGACGTCAACGCCAGCCGACGGGCCCATCTGCACCACAGTCGGAATCCCGAGATAGTCCGCAAGACCGCAGACCGCAAAACCGGCATTCGCCGTTGAATGCACCTGCGGCACCGTATACGCAATCGAATCCGAAGGCGTATTCTGCTGCCCCATCATCTCTCGCCAATGCCCCCACAACAACCGATTGGGAACATAGAAGAAGTGAGTATCAAGCCGCAGATTATCCATCAACGGGAACAACGGGGTTGCCATACGGACATACGTAGTCACGTCATACCGCATATGGTCACCCGGGAGCACTTCATCCACCAAGAACGGATACAACACGCCTTGATCAAACGACATCTTGCGAGTCCATGCCCCCGTAAACTTGGAACGCGGAACGTCCGGGCGCTGAATCATCGCCCGGTCCTGCTGTGACACCAGCCGACGTTCCGGCAGCTTAACCGACATGCTACGCCTCCTTCAGCAAGGAAAGTTGACCATCAGAACTCGCAGGCCGCTCCTGAGCGGCCAACCAAGAAGCACCAGACAATAGCACCACCGGCGGCATACACGCAATAACATCGCCGGTCGACTGGTCGACCGTACCAATCTGCACCAAATCAAAATCCGCAGTATGACGATTAACCATCGTCTGCGGGTCCAAAGCCAAATCAGAAAAAGAGCGAATCGCGGAAGGCACAGCCGGAAACATCATCACCGGCCCAATTGAGCTCGCCACGCGATCACGAACCACGCAAAGCAGACCATACATACACACACCTCCAAAGAGAGTAAGTGAAACAGCATCCCGCCTGAGCTTGCAACCGACAAACCGAGTCGGTCGCAACTCAGCCGGACAATCAACTACAACCGCCGACCAGCGGCGGACAACTCAGCGTCACAAACAGCAATAGCCTCACCAGCAACTAACCGGTCCCTCGAACTATCACGCAAACGGGCATCACACCGCTTCTCAGCCTCCAAAAAAAA